GGTCGAGGCAGATGATCTTAATATGATTACTGTAACTACATTTACAACGCAAAAAACTGCGTACTGGGATAGACCATTTGATGTTTCAAACACATACAAAATTAAAAATTCGTTTTTAAGCAGTATTGCATACGAAACATTGAGCTTTCTTAACGGGTTTCAGCATCGTATTAAAATGACATGGAATTTGTGGTTTAATGGTTATCTTAAATATCAGCAATCAACTATAATGACTGAACAACAGACATTAAACTATGCAGAAACATTGAAAGCTGCTATTAAAGATTGCAAAGATTTTCGTAAACAAGACAGGAACAATTAATGTCATTAAAAGTATCGGAATTATTTTACTCATTACAAGGTGAAGGACGCTTTATGGGCGTTCCGTCCATCTTTTTACGTACCTACGGTTGCAATTTTTCTTGTAGAGGGTTTGGCATGCCTAAAGGTGACCACAGTGTACAAGCAGATGCAATTGCGAATAACGGTGTGCAATATCATTCGTATGATGAGTTACCGTTAGTAACTACTGGCTGTGACAGTTATGCAAGTTGGCATCCAACGTTTAAACATCTAAGTCCAACTATGTCAATAGACGAAGTTGCAGCTAAAATGATTGAGCTGTTACCTAACAATGAATGGGGTGGTGTACACTTAGTTATTACAGGTGGCGAACCATTACTACCCGGTTGGCAAAAGATATATCCAGAATTACTAAGACACCCATTATTAGCAGACTTAAAAAACATTACATTTGAAACTAATGGTACACAAGAACTGTTACAAGATTTTGAAAACTACTTATACATGGAAAGACGGTATCAAACTACGTTTTCAGTTAGTCCTAAGCTAAGTGTAAGTGGCGAGCCTAGAGAAAAAGCTATACGTCCTGAGATTGTAACAGAATATCAATTTTCAGGTCATAGTTCATTCTTAAAATTTGTAGTAGCATCCGAAGACGATGTAACAGAAGCACTTGAAGTAATGCAGCTATATAAAGACAACGGATTTAGAGGTGATATTTACTTAATGCCAGTAGGCGGTGTAACTGATGTATACAACCTTAATAATCGACGAGTAGCAGAACTTGCATTAAAGCACGGATTAAGATACAGCGATAGACTTCACCTCCCGCTGTTTGGCAATAACTGGGGAACATAATGTTTGGAAATTTTATAAAAAAAGTGTTTGGTGGTGAAAATCCAGAACTAAAACATCAACAAGAAGTACAGGCTGCAATTAAGGCTAAACAAAAAGCTAAACCTAAAGCTAAAGCTAAAAAAGTAACAATTGAAAAAGCACCATTAACAGACAAAGAAAAAGCTACATTAAGACACGAACCGTGGGTTGATGTTATTGGGTTTAAAGTTAACAAGGATAACGTAAGAAATGGATTCTTTGAAATTGATTGGAATGAGTATTGGATTGAAAAATTAAAACAAGAAGGATACGGCTTTGACGGTGATCCTGAAGATGAAATTGTAGGTCGTTGGTACAGAGATATTTGTTACAATGCTGCAGCAGCAGAAGGCATTGATATCTCAGATCAAGATTTTGGATTTCTTAAAATTAACAAAACACAATAGGTAACAACATGAGTACAATTGGACGCGGTCAGGCTAAAAAACTGCCTGGTAATTATGATGTATTATACAACAATCCTACTATTAAATTAGAATATGTTAGGCCTACTGTTAATGGGTGGGAAGCAAAGTTTATAGTTAAACCAGAATATACTTTTAACTTTCAACAATAGAGGATACAATGGCATTTATTGAAGTAGACACTGCAAATCTTTTTGCTAGAGCGCGATATTCTGTTAAAGGAAGTGACGACCTTAAGTTAGGCATGGCGTTACATATTATGTTTAATGGCATTAAGAAAACATGGAATGATTTTGACGGTCACCACGTTGTATTTTGTTTAGAAGGGCGTAGCTGGCGTAAGGATTTTTATGAACCATACAAACGCAACCGTACTGAGGTACGACAAGCAATGACTGTTAAAGAGCAAGAAGAAGATAAAATATTCTGGGAGGCATTTAACGAGTTTTGTGAGTTTGTACGTGAAAAAACTAACTGTACAGTATTACAACATCCACGGTTAGAAGCAGATGATTTAATTGCCGGATTTATTCAAATGCATCCGGACGACAACCATATTATCTTTAGTACAGATACCGACTTTCAGCAACTAATTAGTCCTACAGTTAGTCAATATAACGGTGTTGCTGATCATCATATCACACACCAAGGATACTTTGATGCTAAAGGCAAACCCATTAAAGATAAGAAAACTGGCGAAAATAAGCTACCGTTTGATCCCGAATGGATGTTATTTGAGAAATGTGTTCGTGGTGACACTAGTGATAACGTGTTTTCAGCATATCCTGGTGCTAGAACAAAAGGCACTACAAAAAAAGTAGGCTTAACAGAAGCATTTGAAGACAGACACTCTAAAGGATATTCATGGAACAACTTTTTGTTACAACGATGGACTGATCACAATGGTAAAGAACATCGAGTATTAGATGATTACGAACGTAATAGAACGTTAATCGATTTAACACAACAACCGGCTGACATACGTAAGATTATTGAAGACACCATTAATGAAAATGCTAAACCTAAAGAGATTTCACAAGTAGGTGTACGCATGATGAAGTTTTGTCAGTCTTATGATATGAAACGTATTGTTGATAGCATACAGCAATATTGCATTCCATTTCAAGCTAACTATACAAAACAATAATATGAAAAAAATTACATTACAAAAAGAAGAACTACTTGAAATTTTAGCAGTTTTAGAAAAATTTCCAGAGGTGGAAAAGATTGACGTAGCGTATGATAACAATAGTGGTATCGGTTACATATTAGCTATTTCATTTCCGTATGTAGTAAATGGTGTTGCTACTACACAAACTGTTGAGATTACAGGTGTAGATACATGGTAGAAATTGAAATATACGCAAAACCAATTATAGACGGTAAATTTTGGATTATTGAACAAGACGGTCTAAAAGTTGCTACATTACATAAAAAAGATAACGACAAGTACGTGCTAAGTAACACAGATGGCGAATTATTATTTGATAAAGAAGAAGAATTAACTACCCAATTTGGTGAGAATTTCTTTTTATCTAAACATAATGTAAAGATATCTGCATCTACACAAAATGAATGTTACGGATATCCAACTAGTTGTGTACCTTATAACTCAGTGTATGATGTTAGACGTAAACTACCGTTATTTACTAAAAGTGATCAAAGTAAAAGTCTATATTGTGCGGGGTATTATATTATTAAATTTGAAAAAGGGTGGGTTAAAAGTTTCTGTCCTAAAGTAATAACTATCGAACGCAACGATCATAAAGGTCCTTTTAAATCAGAAATAGAAATGAAAATGGTGCTATCAAATGCAAAAAACGATTAATACTATACCAATATCACAATTTGCGCAATTATTACGCGCAGCTGAACTTTCTCAGCAAAAAGAAGTAAAGATTCCTATACAACAAGCTAGGTTACTTAATCTAGCACTAACTGAAATATTAGCTCAAATTAATCGAGACTACGAAGCGTTGTTAGACGCGTTAAAAACACAACAAAGCAGTGAAGTAATCACGGTTAATCTTGATAGTGGGTTCTTTGGAGAGGAAAAGTAAGATAAATATACGTAGTTAATAGGAGGACATTATGTCACGACCAAAACCGCGTATATTACTAGAATATCTTGACCCAAGTACTAATCAATTAGACCAGATTTTAGAAGCTGACGCTATATGGGCAGTTGTTTATAAAGATGAACCATTTAATTTAAAATCATCTTCAAAACAAATTGGCAACAAGTATAAAAAAGTTAGTTTCTCAAATCCCGGGCATGCACACAACTTAGCTAAAAAGCTAAACACTACGTTTAAGTGCGACGATTTCGTTGTTGTAAAGCTAACTAAAGGGGTTATAGTGCGATGATTACACAATCTGCATTAACAAAAATATTTTTAGATCAATGGGGCAAAAGTCACGACGACGCTAATGTAAAACTGTATTCGCGTAAGTGGTGGCAATCAACTCGTGTAGGAAAACTCAACGCGCTTCGTCTGTCTGATGATGGATTTGAATTTCTAACTAATACACTAGATCTCAAAGCATACGAGATTCCATTTACAGATGCAATAGAACTTAGTCCACAAACTATTATTTTTTTAGAACGGTATTTAGATTGTCCGTACTACTTAACATTTAAAAGTATAACAGTGTTTAATGAACGAAAAGGATTTGAACTTTACTTTTTCTCAGACGACATTCGTAAATATGGTTTATTAAAAGCAATGAAAGATAGGCAAAACAACTTATAAAAAATAGTTGACATTAATTAAAAATGCTGTATAATATGCAGCATAGTTAGTTAGCAACGCAACATTTACAAAATGCTTACTTATTATATTTAACTTTATTTTTTAACTCACTATGAGGAATTACACTATGAGCAACGAAATCACTTCACGTACAGTCGGTCCTAGAAATGCTAAAAAATGCTTACGTAAAGCGTTTAACAGCAAACGTCCAATCTTTATTTGGGGTCCTCCAGGCATTGGTAAATCTGATATTATTAAACAATTAGGTAGTGAGTTAACTGCACATGTAATTGACGTGCGATTAAGTTTATGGGAACCAACAGATATTAAAGGTATTCCATACTTTGATTCAGTAGACCAAACAATGGTATGGGCTCCGCCTTCAGAACTTCCTAGCAAAGCGTTTGCTGCAAAACACAAAAGCATCATTTTGTTTTTAGATGAGATGAATTCTGCTGCACCTAGTGTCCAAGCTGCTGCTTATCAGCTTATTTTAAATCGTCGTGTTGGTCAATATGAATTGCCAGAAAATGTTGTAATTGTTGCTGCTGGTAACAGAGAAACAGACAAAGGTGTTACTTATCGCATGCCAGCTCCACTTGCTAACAGATTTGTGCATTTAGAAATGGCTGTTGA